CATGAAAGCCCCGGCCGCTTTGACCGCGGCAGCGTTGGTCACGTCAGCGCCCGCGGCAATGCCGTTCAGCTTCGCCTTGTCGGAAGCCGTCATCAGGCCGTCGGCACTGGTCGTAGCCGCGGCGTAGGTCGTGTCTGTGAACCTGGCGTTGGCAGGGACAGAGCTTGCAATGCTGAAGCCGGAATCTTGGATGATCCTGCCGGACGTGCCGTTGAACGTGGCCACATGCCCGGCAATGACCGTATCAGGCCCAGTGACCGCGCCAACGACGTTGGACTGGATCACGGTCCAGTCGTCGTTAGACGCAGACCCGGAGGCATAGTCCTTGATGCAGAGGACCATATCGCCCTCTTCACAGGTCTGCCCAGCGTAAGTTCCCGGATCCTTGACGGCGTACTGCCAGCCGGCTTTATAAGCTACGGTCGGGAGCCCGGAGTCTTTGGTCAGGGATCCTTTGAAGGTCACACCCCCGTTTTCAATACTGGAAATATGCGACCACAGGACTTGGATCTCAGTCTCGACCGTGGACGCGTTGCCGTCGCTGTCGTTAATAAGCGTCTGCGCCGCACTGGTCTCCGGCGCGATCTTGTACTTGGTCTCGCCGTCCTTGCCGTAGAGCGCGGTGGAAATACCTGGATTAATAGCTGTCATGTGCCGCTCCCGCTAGAACTGGAAGAGTCAGAAGAAGTTGTCGATTCGCTCTTGTAGACCACCTTGGAAGAGAGATCCGCAATCGCGTCAGAGTTGGACTGGATGAGCGAGTACAGCTCATCGATGCTCCCGCGGCCCAGGGGCACCGTCCACGCCATCAGGACATCGCCGGCCGTCAGAGGGAATGAAAGCGAGATCTTTGTGCTTGTAAGATCGGAAGACCCCACCTCGTTGAAATCCGTGCCCCGCAGGAGTGGCTCGCCGTTCCAGACCATCCGCAGGTGCTTGCGGCCGACCACGTAGAACATGGCCTTCGGGAGCGTGATCTCGGTGCCCGCGGCCACGGCCTCGGTCGTCGTCCAGATCTGTTCCGCACAGGAGATGCCGATATTCGCCAGCGTCCCGTCCGTGACGTTCTCAATCCGCTTGACCTGCGAATCGCCGGATTCCTCCACCCGCTTGATCTGGCTGTCCGTTTCGGTTTTGATGGTGCTGCGGACTGCGCGGCCGCGGCGGCAGACGATGCGCTGGTATTCGCCCAGTCCTCGGCGTTCGCGGCAAGGTTCAGGATCTCGTCGCGGAACTGACCGGAGGTCTTGCGGGAAGTCGCGGGAACAGAAAGAGCGCGGGCTACTTTCTCGTTGAGCTGTTGTATTAACGCAACAGCATGGTCCGCCGATTTGTTCAGCACCCGGGGATCGAAGCCGTCGTGCGTTGTGAGCACCATCGGCTGGGTCTCCGGGATGTTCGACAAAATCGCGATACGGGTGCCGGAAGCCGGTGCTTTTGCCAGCGTCACGGTTCCGCCGGGCGCATTGTCCTGATCACTGTTAAGGGCTACGGTGTAATCCTGCTCGAAAGTCAGCGCGGATTCCGTATCGCCGCCGTCAGTCGAAGAGTAGACCGCGATATCGGACGGCTGGAAGACAACGAAGGAGAAAGCGAACTGGGTTACAGTTCCGTCTCCTTCGTAGATTGTCTTGCGTTGGGTTTCGTCCAGAGCCATTTGTTTCTCCAAGGTTGGAGAAATGATGCGCCCAACGTTTTCTCTCAAGTATCAGTTCTTGGAATAGCCCAGAATCAGCACCAGCGGGTTGTCCGTTTTGCCGTTATCCAGAGCCGCTTTGCCCGAGATCGCGCGGTTAACGGGTACCATGGGGAGCCCCGCCCACTCGCCAATGACTGAGAGCAGCGCTTTGACTAGACCCTCATCCAACTCCCCTTGATTTATCTGCTGCACCAAGCGGAGCGCGTCGGTAACTTTGCGCACACCGCCAGGGCCCGAGTAGCCAAAAGGTGTTCCGCCGCCAATGATTGTTCCGACGGTATCCGATATCTCCCGAAGCCCCACCAGAAGCCCGAGATTGAAGCCAACCGTATTTCCCGCCGCCTTTCTGAGCGTCTTGGAGAGCCATTCATCATCGTCGTCTTTGCCGCCGCCCGCCGAGGCTTTGAGCCCCTCCCGGACAAAGGTTTCCACCACTGGCTGCAGGACCATCACCAGCATCATATTGAATGCGGCTCTCAGCGCTGAATCCGTTTTCCTTGTTACCATCCCGATGTTGTAGGCAGTGTTGAAGAACGTATAGAAAACCGTAAACAGCTTGCTCCAGGCTCCGCCGCGTTCCACGCCCGAGAGATCCATCAGCCGCCCGCTGCCCTGCGCCTCAATCACAGTGCGATCCGCCATCGCTACAGCGCGGGCGTCGGTATTCCCGTCGGAAAGCGCTCTGTTATAAGCGCCAAGCCATGTAGGAATATCTACCAGCATCTGCATGAAAATTATCGGGAGGTAGGCGACCGTCTGCAGCTTATCCTTAACGGAGCCAACATTCCCCACGGCACGCGCCTGAATCTCAGCTACTTCGCGAAAGCGGGTTCTCATGCGGTCAG